TTTTTTAGACAAAATCATGTTCCCAAATAGTAATTAAATTATAACCTAATTTTTTTATGATTTGTTCACGTTTCATTGTTTTTATATATAAACTACCGGCAGATTCATCAGAAAATGGATGACATTGTTCATTTTCGTTAAATAATTTTAAATTTCCGTGAAATTTATCACCGTAAAACTCATAAATTGTATTATTGGCTTCACAATATCCATCAGCTTTGTATTTTGTTCCTGGTATTGAATATTCACCATCATTCTCTGCATGTTGAATGAATATTCCTTCAGTATTCATTATTGAGTCCAACCAAGATATTGCCTTTTGTGAATAGTGTGGTGTATTAAAACATTGGGGACATCCATTTCTATCACATGTATGTGATTTGGGTCGCTGAAAGAATTCTCCATGTATTGGGCATATAATTTTTATTTTTTTACTGGAATGTGTATATTGGACTGGATATATGTATTTTTCACCATGTATTAAACATGCATCATTTAAAAATTGGTCATGTGTTTTTGTTATTTTAGCAATTTCTATTTTACATTTTGAACAGCCTTTTCCTGACAAATGACTACCAGGGTTTTGTTTAAATTCTCCATGTATTGGACATGTAATTCTAATAGACGTTATAGAATTCACATATTTATCAGGATAATCATATTTGTTATTATGAACAGTATTAGCTTTATTAATAAATTCTTTTGTTGTTAATTTTTTTGATTTATTACATTTAGGACATCCACTTTTTCCTAAGTGTGAACTGGAACGTTGAAAGAATTCACCGTGTTTTGGGCATATAATTCTTATTTTATCTTTGTTACAAATGTACTCATCGGGATAATCATATTTGTTATTATGGGCTTTATTTGCTTTATTAATAAATTCCTTTGTTGTTAATGTTTTTGTTTTATTGCAGTTTTTACAACCTCTTCCAGATGTATGACCATTAGGACTTTGATAAAATTCACCATGTATAGGGCAAATTATTCTAATGGGTGTTATAGCATTCACATATTCATCAGGATAAGTGTACTTATCACCATGTATATTTTTACATTTTTTAAGAAATTCAGTATTTGTTAGTTTTTTAGACATTTATTCACGCTCACTTAATAGTATATACTGAAATTTATATAATGTCAATATATTATAAATAGGTATATGAAACTTTATGAACTAGATACTAATCGCACAATTGCTAATCGGAATATGACTCCTGGTGAAAATAGGGATTCAGAAATACAGTTACCTAGTGAATTTTGTCGTGATAGAACATGGTGTGAAAAAGGTTCAAAAGGTAAAAAAATCCGCAAAGATGAATCTAAAATTGGTAGACCTATAAGAAAGGGGCGTATTTGATGAGCACAAAAGAAGTTTGCGAGGGAACGTATGTACCCGGTGATTTGCCAGCTAATAATACGCCTACTAATCCATTAGACCCTAATTGCACCGTACAACCTGTAACAAGTTTGCCTGGCCCGACTTCTTGTCCTACGCCTTCTACTTCAACGTGTAGTGATTTTCAATTAACAAAATTTGATGATACATGTTTTATTAATGGGGTAATTGAAGAGCATTTAAATATTGGTGCGGCAGACATGTTGGTATATAAGTTATTAGGCGTACATGAACAAGGCGAGTTAATTGATTTAGTTGGGAATGGCAATCCTATTTCTAGTGGAGCGGCAATAAATTTCCCTGCGAAGAATGCTTTTACTACATTTGTTACTGAATGGAGAACTTTACAAAAGGGACAAGGAATTATAGATTCTGGATACATTGGATATGATTTTGGTTCGATAAAGTTACCTAATGGTCGCGAACGTTATGGGGTTGATACATCAGTTAACAATAGTATTTCTACTATTAAAATTAAGCAGGGAAACAATTCACAGAACCGCGTAACGCGTGCAAGAATAGAGAGATCATTTGATGGTTTTAAATGGTTTGGTGCCGCTGTAATTGAATTGCCAGATGATAATTGTTTAAATACGATTCATTTTCGTGCTTCTGTAGCTAATCGATATTGGAGAATACGTCCAATAGCATTTAATGGTAGTTCTAATGATTACTGGGCAGTACAAGCCTTAGAAATGATGGATTATTCATTAACACAGTTAAATAATATAGAAGATCATATATGGTTAGAAAATCGCAATCGAGATTATTCTGAAGAGGCTGTTTTATTAAAAGGGACTTATGATTTGTTAGATTCTACAACTGATTTGAGTCGATTTGGTATTGAATTACCTAATCAACAAATGTATATTCAAATGTCGTTTAGTGCAATGGTTGCTGGTTTAGGACGCCCAGTGGTTATTGGTGATATTTTTGAAGTTCCTAGTGAAACTCAATATAATAGTAAATTAGAGCCTATTAAAAAGTATATGGAAATAACAGACGTGGGCTGGAGTACAGAGGGATTTACACCCGGATGGATTCCGACAATTTTGAGATTAGTTGCAATGCCTATGTTGGGAACACCTGAAACGGCTGACATATTTGGTGGTTTAGAAGAGACGCCTGATGAATCTGGTTTAGTAAAATATGGTTTGTTAGATTTAGATGGTATTCGTGGTGAACAACCACAAGTACAAGATTTATCTGAAACTACACATGCAATACAGTCAGAAGCTATAACTAATACTCCTGAATTGGGATCTGATATGGCCGATATACAGGAGTTTGATCAACATCAACGTGATGTGGTAAAAGAACAAACTGGAGCTAATTTGGGCATAATAAGTTCTAACAAAAATCAATTATATGTAGAAGACGCTCTACCTCCGAACCACTTACCTTACACAGAAGCAGATGAATTCCCTGATTTACCTAAAAATGGTGATTATCATAGGCTTACATATAATCAAGTAGGTACTAATATAGCACCACGATTGTTTAGATGGTCAAATGCTAAAGATAGATGGATATGGATAGAAACAGATTTGAGGAAGGCACATAATGAGCAAAAGCCTATATTAAGTGAATTTTTGGCTAGTTCTAATAGAGTTTCATCAGAAAAAGTAGGCAAAAAGTAGTTTTTATGTTATAATTATTTACATGTTTTTAGAAACAGAATTACGATTGATTGGTGTTATCACAAAATCTGGAAGACTTAGCAAAAATGCCAAAAAAATATTAAGAAAAAATCCGGTGCTGAATGATTATATTTTGTGTAATTCACCACAACATGCAGATTCTTTAAAAGAACAAATTTTTTGTATTATTAATAATATAAAAAGTCAACCTATTTGTGACAGTATTAAATGTACAAACACTATAAAATTTAATGAACGATTAAGAAAATATAGTTTATGTTGTTCTGTTTCATGTATAGGATTCTCTAAAAGTGTGGAACAAAAAAGAAAAACCACATGTAAAAATAATTATGGTGTTGATGTACCATTAAAATCTAAAAAAATTAGAGATAAGGTGAAAACTACCAATTTAGAGAGATATGGGGTCGAACATGTATTGCAATCAAAAGAAGTTAAAGATAAAATCAAAAAAACTAATTTAGAGAGATATGGTGTTGATAATACATTTAAATCTAAAAAAATTAGAGATAAGGTAAAGCTGACCAACTTAGAAAAATACGGCGTTGATAATCCATTAAAATCGACAGAGATACGTGAAAAATCTAAACAAACCAATTTGAAAAGATATGGTGTCGAAATTCCTTCACAATCAAAAGAAGTTAAAGAAAAATCTAAACAAACCAATTTAGAAAGATATGGTGTTGATAGTTATACGATGTCAGATGACTTTAAAGAAAAATCTAAACAAACCAATTTAGAAAGATATGGCGTTTATAGTTATTCGATGTCAGATGACTTCAAAGAAAAATCTAAACAAACCAATTTAGAAAGATATGGCGTCGAATATGTATTTCAATCAAAAGAAGTTAAAGATAAAATCAAAAAAACCAACTTAGACAAGTATGGTGTCGAAAATGTATTTCAATCAGAAGAAATTAGAGCAAAGGTAAAACAAACCAACTTAGATAAATATGGTGTTGATAATACATTTAAATCGACAGAAATTAAAGATAAAATAAAACAAATCAACTTAGAAAGATATGGTGTTGATAGTTATATGATGTCAGATGACTTCAAAGAAAAATCTAAACAAACCAATTTAGAAAGATATGGCGTTTATAGTTATTCCCAAAAACATATACCAGAAGATGTATTAAATAAAATGGAGAATGATAAATGGTTATATATTAAACATGTATTAGAAAAAAGAAATTTATTAAATATATCACAGATTTTAGGAATTTCTGATACTACGGTAAAGCGGCATTTAGTTATACATGATATACCACAATTTTATTATAGTTATTCTAATGGCGAACGTGAAGTAGCACAATTTTTAATAGATGCAGGGGTTTATATTTCGCGAAATGATAGAACAATAATAAAGCCATTAGAGTTAGATATAGTAATTCCTGACAAAAAAATAGCTATAGAATATTGTGGTTTATATTGGCATTCTGAATTTTTCAAAGATAAAACATATCATTTTAATAAAATGAAGATGTGCAATGAGGCGGGATACAGATTAATAACTATTTTCGCGGATGAATGGATTTATAGAACGAATCAGGTTCGGTCTGCATTATTATCTAAACTTGGAATTGATAACAGACCAAGAATTTATGCTAGAAAAACTGATATTATAATACCTAATAAACAACAAAAGAAAGATTTTTTTGATAAGTATCATATACAAGGTGATGCTAATAGTAGTATAGAGATAGGTTTATTATATCAAAATGAAATTGTTGCTATAATGTTGTTTACCAAAAATAAAACTTCATATATTCTAACACGATATGCTACTAAAAATCGTGTTGTTGGTGGTTTTAGTAAAATATTATCACATTTTAAAAAAATATATACACCTAAAAAAATAATTAGTTTTGCAGATAGGAGATGGTCAGAAGCAAACATGTATTTGTCTACTGGTTGGGTTATAGATAGTATATTAGCACCAGATTATAAATATGTAATAGGCGATAAGCGTTTGCATAAATTTGGTTTTAGACATAAACATTTAAAAAATAAATTATCTGTATATGATGAAAAATTAACTGAGCACGAAAATATGATAAATGCTAAAAAATATAGAATTTATGATTGTGGACTTATAAGGTTAAAATATGGCATTTAATAATCATTATTATGATGAACAAATAAAGAAGTATATAATTCAGTTTATGATGATATTTGGTAATATGAAGGTTAAAATAGGTAAAAATGAACGTGAGCCAACCTCTCATTTAATATCTGTTCCGATATTTTTTGGTAATAAAGATAGGGTAGTAGCACACATACTTAATGATAACACACAAAATAAACTTTTGCGATTGCCTGCTATGAGTTGTGTCATTCAAAATATAGAAATGGCACCAGAAATGCGTAAAGGAATAGGGAATGTACGTAGACAAACATTTGCACCTGTTGGTGGTGTAGTCCCCGATGATGTAAAAGTTGTAAAACAACAAATGCCAATTCCATATTCTATGACGGTAGAATTAGCAATATGGACATCTAATATGGACGAACGATATCAAATATTAGAACAAATATTAATGTTATTTGATCCTATTGTTCAGATTCAAAAAAATGATGCATTATTTGATTGGACGAAATTGAGTATGATAGAACTATTGTCAGTTAATTATGAAGATAATTATCCTATAGGAACTGATACCAGAATAATTGTATCCAATTTGACATTTAAGTTTCCGATATGGATTTCGGCACCAGCTAATGTAAAAGATGATTTTGTGCAAGATATTTATGCAAGAATCGGTGCAGTTGATTTTGATTCTATGAGTTCAGAAGAAATTATCGCTGATCTTGATCAACAAGGAGTTCATTATAATCTTATAGCTTCACTTGATTCTATTAATATACCAGAATTTGGTACTGGTTCACCACAAACTTAAAAGGTTTGTCAATGTTTTGAATATGTCCATACGGAATTACCACAATCCCAAAACCTATTCCATCCATTATTCTGCATGTTTTCCCATTCCGTAAGATTTTCATCAAAAATAGGTAATAATTTTTTTAGTTTGTGTTTTTGGAATTTTATTCGAGAATAAACATTCAAACAATCATTTTTATTAAAATACCAATAATTTGGCTTGGTTATGTGTGATATTTCAAAATCTAATTTCTTATATACATTTCCTGTACCATATCGGATATCACAATAACTTATTACGGATTTAGGCTTGTGCGTTTTTGTGAAATGTTTGAATAATTTACTAGCACCACCTACTATGGTATGATCTAATAAAGAACAAAATCTTAATAATTCGTAATCATGCATTTTATTAAATCTAGGTTCCCCAAATGTCATTAAACTTACTAAAACACCTTTATTATATAATCCATAAGAATATTTACATCCAACATTACCTTGTATATGATTATTGTTAAGGAATGTTTTAGAATCTATTTTAGATACCAATTTAATAATACAATTTCTAGCATATATTTTAGTCGTATTATTTAATAATGAGTTTATTCTCGACTTTATTATATCCTGTTTAAGTAACCATTCATGTTCGAAAATATGTATTAATCTAATTCCTTTTTCATTACATAACTTCGTTTTATTTAAGTGATAATCTTTATTTTTGCCAAATAATTCAGAATGCCAGTATAATCCATTATATTCAATCGCAAGATTTAATTCGGTAATTAATATATCTAATTCATAAGGTGGTATAATGTTCCTGCAATTAGATTGTATATTTAAATTTGTTGCTTCACATATTTTTCGCAATTGAATTTCAGATGTAGAACTTTTATTTGGCTTATAAAAATTATGTTTTTTAATATACAAATATACAGTAGAATGCGAAATATTTAATTCTTTGGATATATCTAATATAGACATGTTTTCAGTTACATATTTATCTTTTAACCATTGTGTATTATTTAATTTGTCTAGTGTTTTTTGAGTTATATTTTTATATGAAAAATGCTCTACGCCATATTTAGATAAATTGGTCTTTTTTATTTTATCTTTGACTTCATGTGATTGTAATACACAATTTGTTCCATATTTTTTTTGTGATGACTTCTTTTTCTGATTTTTTATTTCTTCTGATTGTGAAGGATTTTCTACACCATATCGCTTTATATTGCTTTGTATTATTTGCTTTTTTATTCGCTTAGATTGAAATACATTCTTAACACCATATTTTTCGATATTTGTTTTTTCAACTTTGGCTAGACGATGTGCATCTTTATTTGCACATGTTTTTGAACAATAAGTTCTATACATCTTCTCCTTCCATCTAGTATGTGTTTTATTACAATGAAGACATAGCGGCGGATTTTTAGTGTTTAAAATATGCCATATTCGTTGACGTAACGGGGCTGTGTTTAGATATGCAGTCTCTTTTATTATATCTTTATATAATTGTCCATGTATTGTTATTATCGGGCGTAAGTCTTCTGTAAGGTCAATTTCATTTAATTGGTCTTTAATATTCACTTTAAATATGTCCATACGGAATTACCACAATCCCAAAACCTATTCCACCCATTATTCTGCATGTTTTCCCATTCCGTAAGATTTTCATCAAAAATAGGTAATAATTTTTTTAGTTTGTGTTTTTGAAATTTTATTCTGGAATATACATGCATAGAGTTTTTATTAAAATACCAATAATTTGGTTTAGTTACATGTGAAAAATTCATTCCTATTTGTTTATATACATTACCAGTTCCTAATCGTAAATCACAGTAGCTTATTATGGATTGAGGCGAATGTGTCTTAATGAAGTGTCTATATAGTTTACTTGCACCACCTACTACCGTATGGTTTAATATTGTACAGAATCTTAATAATTCATATTCATGTGTCTTATTGAATCTAGGTTTACCAAATGTCATAATACTAATTAATTTATTGTTATAATATAATCCATATGAATATTGAAATCCTATGTGGCCTTGCATATGATTATTATTTAAAAATTCTTTTGTATCAGCCTTTGATACGCTGGCAATTGTACACTTCCGTCCATATATTTTAAATGTGTTATGTAATATCGAATTTAGTCTCGATTTAATAATATTTTGTTTATATAACCATTCATGTTCGAAAATATGAATTAATCTAATATTCTTTTCTAAACATAAAGTAGTTTTGTTTATATGATAATTTTTATCTTTACCACATAATTCGGAATGCCAATATAATCCATTATATTCTATTCCTATCTGTTCTTGTTCAAAGTATAAATCAATTTCATATGGTGCTATTATTTTTTTGGAATTTAAAATAATTTTACTAGAATACATGTTTTGACAGAATTCTAAAACATCCTGTTCTGCTTGGGATCGACTCTTGTTTCTAAGTGTTATATTTAGTTTTCTACAATATTTGCTCAATGTTGCAGGTGATATATTCAATTCCTCACTTATACTAATTAAAGTTTTTTCTTTTAATTCATTTTCTAACCAGTCTTTATTATTCAGTTTTTTTAGTATTTCTTTTGGAATGCGTTTTTGTAATGCATGTTCGACACCATGATTAATTAACATGGTTTTCTTCATTTTATCTTGAATTTCTTTATTTTGTAATGCATGTTCGACACCATGATTAATTAACATGGTTTTCTTCATTTTATCTTGAATTTCTTTATTTTGTAATGCATGTTCGACGCCATGATTGATTAACATGTTTTTTTTAATTTTATCCTTAATTTCTTCATTTTGAAATGGATTGCTAACACCATACTTGTCTAAATTCGTTTTTTTAATTTTTTCTTGACATTCTTTAGTTTTAGAATAATTATCAACGCCATACTTGTCTAAATTCGTTTTTTTAAATTTTTCTTGACATTCTTTAGTTTTAGAATAATTATCAACGCCATACTTGTCTAA